GCTTTTAAATTAAGATAATAATTAAAGAATCATTTATATGAAAAATGAAAATGGAAAGGAACTTTGTGCCAAGGAAACGAATGCAATTAGAGTATTCAATCATCCTTGGCACCTGTAACTTAGTCACCAGTATGAATTATTGAAGATTCCAAATACAAAATGGTCATGGTTAGCTCAACACCGAAGACCCTACTCAAAAGGAGCAAGAGGAGATATGGTTAAAAAATACGGTGTTGAATGGGTTCCTCATTATGAAAAAGGTAAATATGACGTTGCATTATTACATTTAGACCAACAATGTTTAGATAAGAATCTATGGGAGATAGGAAAGGGGTCTCTTTATAGAGAATTAAATGAGGTTATAACAGATATTCCTAAAATACTTTTAATGCATGGAACACCATTTTATCCAGAGAATTTTCCTTCAGATATTACTGAAGATAATTATAAAGAGTTAGGATTCACTAAAGATCAAATTAGAATGTCTAGTGTATTGATTAAAACATTTAAAGAAGTAGCTAAAGGAAATTTCGTATTATTTAATTCTCATAAAGCAAGAAAACAATGGGGATTTGAAAATGATACTAATAGTCAAACGATAGTTCATGGTATGGATCCAGAAGAATGGTTTGATCTGCCTAAGGAGCCTAGAGTAGTAACAATGATTAGTCCTGGTGGATTAGATAAATATTATGACAGAACTTTCTTATCAGCTGTAAAAGAAGAACTTCAAGAGAAAGATATTTATCACTGTCATATAACGGTAGATGCTACATTTAAAAATTGGGATGAATATAGAACATTTTTAGGAAGAAGTTTATTATATTTTAATCCAACATTAGAATCACCTATGCCCAGAGCAAGAACCGAAGCTATGTTATCTGGTTGTTGCGTATTAACTACACCACATCAAGACGCTGATACTTTTATTGAAGATGGAGTGAATGGATTTATAGTTAAAAGAAATCCTCAAAGTGTTGTTAAGAAAATAGAAGAACTACTTGATGATTATAAATTAGCAATAAAGATAGGACAAGCTGGAAAGAAAACAGCTTTAGAGATATTCAATCCAGACAGATACCAAAATGATTGGATAAATTTACTTAATAAGGTAACGAAGAAATAATATGAAAATCGGACTCGTAACTTTTGAACAATTCCATGGAAGAAGAAATATAGGTTCTTCTAGAATAAGAGCAAGATGGTTAGTTAAATATTGGGATGAGGCTGAACTATTTAAAATAGGACAAAAATATGATGCTGTTATTTATCAGAAAGCTTATATGGTAGAACATGCTAAAGTATTTAAAGGAGTTAAGATATTAGATTTATGTGATCCAGATTGGTTACATTGGGGATATAGAGTAAGTGAAATGATATCTGAAGTTGATGCTATCACAACATCAACGGAAGTTTTAGCAGAAGCTATTAGAAATTTTACAGATAAACCAGTATTATGTATTCCGGATAGAATGGATTTAGGAGTTCATATGGGACGAAAATTTCATCAAGGAAAAGCAGAGTGGGTAGTATGGTTTGGATATTCAACTGGGTTCGATATGATAAAACCAACACTCCATTATTTAAAAAAATTCGGATTAAATTTAATTGTTATTTCAGAGAAGGGATTTATGTTACCTGGTTCTTATCAAGATAGTATTGAATTAAAGAATTTACCATGGACTGAAGATACTGTTAATAAAGATATATTAACCGGAGATATGGTAATAAATCCACAGAGTAAAGCTGGTAAGTGGAAATATAAATCAAATAATAAATCTTTAACTGCATGGGCTTTAGGAATGCCAGTAGCTTTAGATTATGCAGATTTAGAAAGATTTCTAGATCCAGAAGTAAGACAAAAAGAATCAAAAGAGAGATTAATAGAAATTAAAGATAAATGGGATATTAAAATATCTATTGAAGAATATAAAGAATTAATAAATAAGATATTAGAAACTAAAAGTAATGAATAAAATTAAAGAATATATATGGCATTGCCCTAGTAAGGAGTGTCATGAAAAGGGAACAATATTGTTTAAAACAACTATACCGTTTTTAAATAAGGTTAAAATTAAATGTCCAAAATGCGGAGAAGAATGTACAGATATAGAGATAACTGATAAGAATAGACAGAATTTAAGAAGATATATAGATTCAGTATAAAAGGGGGTTTACATTATTTGAAAAGTAGTATATAATATATAAGTAATTATAATTAGGTTTAATTACAAGATAATAATAAAATATAATTGGGTGGAGTAATAGTCTAGTTTAAGGATTAGATTCAATACGAGCGCCCGTCTTAAGGGATAAAGGCTCGCCTTCTAAAGGGTGAGTTATTTTTTTATTTAATAAAAAACATGGGAATATTAAAAAATTTAAAAGAAGCATTCGAAGTTATAAAGGAGAAAGAAGTTTTTGAGAGTTCACCAACTGTTCCTACTGGTTTTGAAGCTCAAGCATATAGCAAAGATGTTGCTCCTGTAAAATCCGATTATCTTGATGAGATGAAAGGGTGGACAGGGACAAGCGTTACTGCTATTGCTGATCAATTAGCTTCTATTAAAATTAGATTATATAAATATACTGAGGATGGTTCAGAAGAGATTGTTCAACATGATATTTTAGATCTACTTTTTAAGGTGAATGATTTTACTACAAAATTTGACCATTTTTGGTTAACTCAAGCATATCTTGAATTAGCCGGAGAAGCTCCTTGGTTTATAGAAAAGAAAGGAAGTAAGATTGTAAATATATTTTTCTTAAGACCAGATAGATTAAGACCAATAGTTGGAGATGATAGATTAATTTCTGGTTATAAATATAAAATTGGAAATGCAGAAGAAATAGATTTGAAATTAGAGGAAGTTATTTTCTTAAAATATCCAAATCCAGCTAATCCTTTTAGAGGAATAGGTACTTTACAGATGGCAGCTAGAACAGTTGATATTGATAACTATTCAGAAGAGTGGAATAAAACATTTTATCAAAATTCAGCTCATCCAGATAGTATTCTAACAGTGGATACAGACCAAATGGGTGACGACCAAAAAGACCAACTTAAAAAGAGTTTAAAATCTCAATATCAAGGATTCAAAAAAGCCCATCAAACAATGGTTTTATTTGGAAATATGAAATGGGAGAATATTGGGTTCAATCAAAAAGATATGGATTTTCTAGAACAACAAAAGTTTTCTAGAGATAAAATATTAGGTATATTTAGAGTTCCAAAAGCAATAGTATCTCAAACAGATGGAGTAAATTTTGCTTCAGCTAAAACAGCAGAGAATATTTTTGCTAAATATACAATCGATCCTAAAATGGAAAGATTGATACAACAATTAAATGAATTCTTATTACCACAATTTCCTGGTACTGAGAATATGTTTTTAGATTACGATAGTCCAGTTCCAACTGATAAAGAAACTGACGCGAAGATTTTTGCAGAAGGATTAAAAAATGGTTATTATACTATAAATGAAGTTAGACAAGAATTAAATTTACCAGAAGTTGAAGGTGGAGATGAGATATATTTACCATTTAATCTAGCTCCATTAGGAACAGAAAGAGGAACTCAACCTAAAACTTTAGGATATAAGAATAAAAATCTAAAAAAGAAAGCTTTACATGAAGATGAGAGAGTTAGAGAAATGAAAGCTAGAAGTAGAGTATTTTTCAAAAGTAAAGATTATGAAGAAGAGCTTATAAATAAAACCATCAAAGGAATAAAAGAGGAATTAAAAAAAGGAATTAAAAAAGCTGAATATAATTATTGGTCAGAAGAAAAAATAATGGCTTTCTGGGTTAAGAAAGATGAGATTGCTAGAAAGTATGATCCAAAGATAAAAGAAAAATTAGTAAAATTATTCAGAGATCAAAGAAAGAAAACTATACCTAAATTGAATAAATATAAAGACATAAAACAAGATGCTAATGCAGTATATAACAACATTAAGTTAAATATTGAACAAGAAGCAAAAACTACAGTAGGATTAACAATAAATATATTCGAGGATCTTTTTGAAGAAGGAGCAAATGCTACTTTTAAAGAATTAGATTTAGATACAAAGATAGATATGGAATCTGAAGAAGTTCAAAAGATTATAAAAGCGGATTCAAGAAAGATGTCAGTAGCTGTAAATGAAACAACAAATGAGAAATTGAAAAAACAAGTTATTGATGGATTTGCTAAAGGAGAGAGTATTGATGAAATTGCTGAAAGAATAAAAAATATGTTTGTTAGTGCTGAAGAGTTTAGAGCTCAAATGATAGCTAAAACAGAATCTATTAGATATAATGCAGGAGCAACTGAACAAGCATTTAAAGATTCAGGTATTGTTGAAAGAAAAGAATGGCTAGTTAATCCAGGTGCATGTGAATATTGTCAGACTATGCCAGGAAAATCTGTACCATTAGGAGAATCCTTTTTTAAAGAAGGAGATTCAGTTAATGGAGTAGACGGTGGAAAATTATCTTTAGATTATGAACAAGTAGAACATCCACCTCTTCATGTGAACTGCAAGTGTGATTTGGTTCCAGTATTAAAAAAATGAGGTTGAATTTTATAAGACGAAGTTAAAGATAACTTATGCAAGATTTTACATTAGTTTTAGAGGAAATAAATAGACATATAGCAGTCTTAAATGATGATTACACAGCTATATCAACAGATGTAGCAGTTCTAAAGATGCAAGTATCAAGTATGATTTGGTGGTTCAAAGCGATTGGTATTGTAAGTTTAGGAATAGTAGTTACTCAATTTTGGCAATTAATATTAATTAGTAAAAAAACCAAATAGAACATCAAAGTGACAGGGGTTGATTATTTTGTTGATGACTAAAAATAAATTTAAATATGAAAAATAAATCATTAGAAGCTATAACATCGATTGTAGAGGGTAAGATGACAGTCATTGCTTCAACTGAAACTCCAGATAGAATGGGAGATTCGTTGAAAGTAAATGATTGGGATTTTAAAGCCTTTAAGAAGAACCCAGTTCTTCAAGCAGGTCACGATTATCGTCCACAATTTACGATAGGTGTAGCTAAAAACATTCGTGTTGAAGGAAAAAAGGTTCTATTTGAACCGGAATTTCACAACATAACAGCTTTAGCTCGAGAAATTAAAGAAATGTTTGAGCAAGGTATGTTGAAAGCGTGGAGTGTGGGATTTATTCCAGGTAGAGAAGAAGGGGAAAAGAACGAATTGTTGGAGGTTTCTGCGGTTGCAGTTCCAGCTAATTCTGAAGCTTTAGTTATGGCCAAAGGAATGAACGAAACAGAAGAGAAAGATTTAGGTGGAAAAATTAAAAAATTTGTGAAAGAAGAAGTAGAAATTAAAAAAGTAAAAGAAGTTGTTGAAAAAGAAGCAGAAGAAGTTTCAAAATTAGATACTGATACTATTGATTCTAAAGAAACTATCGAAGTCGAAGAAATTACTGATGAAATTGAAGTTAAAGAAGGAAGAATTATTTCTAAAAAGACTAAAAAGATTATAGAAGATACAATAAATAAAAATAAAGAAACGGTTGTTGCACTGGAAAAACTTTTAAAGATTTCTGAGCCAACTCCAAAAGAAGATTCTGAGAAGAGTGTTTCAGAGGATAAGCTTAAGAAAGTACTAATTAAAAGAACCTCCAACAAAGAGCAAAAGGGAACAACTAAATTAAAAGTCGAAGAACCAAAGAAAGTACATAAGGAATTGTCCACTGGAGAATTGGCTGTGCATACTTTGAAAGAAATTTCAAAACAATTAAATTTTGTTTTGAATAAAGTTAATAAGGAGAAAAAATAATTTTATGGGTAAAAAACTTATAAAAATTGGCGAAAAGTCATATCTTATTGATGTAGAAACCAAAGAACTTGAAGAAGTTGAGGTAGTCGAAGAAGAAACTCCTGAGGTCGAAGAAGAAACTGAAGAGGAAACTCCAGAGGTGGAAACAGAAAAGACTGAGGAAGAAGAAACTGAAGAGGAAACTCCAGCTACAGAAGACGCAATCAAAAAAATTGCTACTGAAGTAGTTGCTAAACTTGGAATCGATAAACTTACTAAATCAGTAGATGTCCTTGAAAAGGCAGCTATTACTAGTAATGGTACCGAGGATAAGAAAATTTCTGCATTATTAGATTTAGAGACACTTATGAAAAAGAGTGTTTCAGAGATGACAACTGAAGAAAAAGTAGTTGGTTTCTATCAAGCTATGATCCAAAATAACAGTACAGTTCTAAAAGCTTTATCTGAAGGAACAGCCGCAGACGGTGGTTACTTATTCCCTAAACTTATTGGGGAATTAAAAATGGGTGAATTGCTGGAACATCCCTATGGGACAATCAGCAGCCAAGCTTTGCCAGTAATGGCTTAGAAGGTTCAGAGACTAGTGGACGAGTCCATATTGGACAGTAATTCCATCACGAGCGCCCATCTCTTGTATATTAAAATTAAAATAACGGGTTCCGGCAGGACGTAAGTAAATGATATGTATGTTATATCATTTAGCCCATATTCATAAATTAAACATACTGATATATGAAAAAAGGTTCTAAAATGACATTAGAACAAGTAAAAAGAGTCAGTGATGGCCATAAAGGTCAAACTGCTTGGAATAAAAATCTTAAAATGTCAAAAGAATTTTGTGAGAAAATTAGAAAAGCAAATTTAGAGGGTAGATGTGGAATGAGATATAAAAAACATTCTATTGAAACTAAAAATAAAATGAGTAATTCTAATAAAACAAAATTACTTTGGCAAAATAAAGATTATTGTGAAACTATGAGTAAATCTCATCGTGATAAGATGATAGGGAAAGATAATCCAGCTTATATCGATGGAAGAACCCCTTTAGTTATAAAGGTTAGACATTGTTGGAAATATAGATTATGGATAACATCTATATTTAAAAGAGATAACTATATATGTCAAGATTGTGAAACTAGGGGAGGTAAATTAGAAGCTCATCATGTAAAAGCTTTTTCTAAAATTTGGACAGATAATAAAATAACAAATTATAAAGAAGCTTTAAAATGTGAAGAACTTTGGGATTTAGATAATGGTTTAACACTTTGTAAAGAATGTCATAAAAAGATAAATACAAGAAGATGATATAGTCCGACCACTATGGTAACATAGTGAAGTAATAATTAAAAAAATTACGATAACAATTTAGGATGAGTTTAGAGCAGAAGTTATTAGAGATTTAGCAGATGGCAATTTCATGAGAAATCATGTAACTGTTGTTCCAATGAAGAGGGATATAATGAAGATTCCTGCATTAGAATCAAGACCACAAGTAACATGGACTAACTAGAAAACTAATCCCATATATCAGCAATGATATATTGCAAAATCGGTGAATTCAGGGGATCCCCTAACGTTGAGACGAGGGCAATCCTGAGCTAAGCTATAATCTAAATGGTTATAGAAAGTGCAACGACTAGATATTGAAACTACAATCTGTAGAATATAATATATCCACGAGCGCCGATTATCCGAACATTAAAATTTTAATATCCTGGTTTGACGGACGTAAGTGAGTAATAAGTTTGGTTTATTACTCAGCCAGGTTTATATATTAACCAAACTAATAATATGAAAAGAGAAATAATAAAAAAATTTCAAAAGTATGATAGAAAAGATTCTATTTATTATATAGCTATCTGTAATGAGTGTAAGAAAGAGTTTGAATTATCAAATAATTATTACAAAAAAGGAAGAGGTATTTTCTGCAATAGTATATGTAATGGAAAGAATAAATCTGGAAAGAAAAATGGAAGATGGAATGGTGGAGTTAAAGAAGTGAGAGGATATGTATCTATACATAAAAATCTTATTTCAAAAAAATATCATTATCTTTCAAATTCTAATTATATACCAGAACATAGATTGATTGCATCTAAGAAATATAATAAAAAACTAAAGATATCAGATATAATTCATCATCTAAATGGAATTAGAAATGATAATCGTAAAGAAAATTTAGTTATAGTATCATCTAAGACGCATGAGAATAAAACTTTTGAAAAACTTTTAAAAAAACGAATATTAAAATTAGAAAACGGATAATGATATAGTCTGAACTATATGAAGACATATAGAAGTGATAATTAAAAAAATCATGATAACATAATTGTAACGAAAATGCTACTAAGGCTACTACAACTGCCCATTTCGATGAAAATACTTTAACAGTTAAAAAGATGGCTGCGATTAATGCCATAAAACAAGGTCGCATTACATTGAGAAATGTAATTAAAAAAACGGTGAATTGCTGGAACATCTCATTAGAGACAATCAGCAGCCAAGCTTTGCCAGTAATGGTTTAGAAGGTTCAACGACTAGGAGTCGAGTCCACATTGGACAGTAATACTCCCACGAGCGCCGATTATCCGAACATTAAAATTGAATAAAACTGGGTTCCGACGGGACGAAAGTGATAAATAAGTTATATTTATTTGTCAGCCCAATTAAATAATTAATATAACTAATTATGAAATATAAATTTAAAAAAGGCAATAAATTAAGAGCTGGAAAATATCCTTGGAATAAAGGATTGACTAAAGATACAAGTGAGATATTAAGAAAACAATCTGAAAATAGAAAAGGTAAAAATCATCCGTTATATATAGAAGATAGAATAATAAATAATGGAGGATATGCAATGGTGTGGAATGATGGAAAAAGAGTGTTAGAACATAGATACGTGATGGAAAAATACCTTGAGAGAAAATTAGAAATTAGAGAAGAAGTACATCATATAAACGGAATTAAAACCGATAACAGATTGAAAAATTTAGAACTTGTTGTAAAAGAGAAACATTTTGGAAAAATAAAATGTCCTCATTGCCAAAAAATATTCAAAATTAAATAAGGATAATGATATAGTCTGAGCTATATGGAAACATATAGATGTGGTAATTAAAAAAGCCACGATAACAAAATGCTTGTATGCATCTGACGAATTAGTTGAAGATTCAACCGAAATAGACATTGTAAAATTCATTATTGGATTATTTTCTGAAGTTATCGGTGAGGAAGAGGATAGAGTTATCTGGGTAGGTAACGGTACAACTCAACCAACTGGTATTGCTACTGCTAGAGCAGCGGCAGCAATTGCAACTCGAACAGCTGCAGCTGGATTAGCTACAGACGAGATTATTAATCTTACTTACGATTTACCAGGTAAATATCACAAAAATGCTAAATTCTATACACATAGATTTAACATCCGTGATCTACGTAAGTTAAAAGATGATAATAATCAATATCTATGGCAACCTTCAAATATAGCAGGTGAACCACCTACTTTATCTGGGTTTCAAGTAATTGAGTCCAATGAACTAGCTGACGACCAAATTTACTTTGGCGACTTAAAGAAAACATATTGGTTAGGAGACAGAAAGAAAATGACTGTGAAGATTTCACAGGACACTACTCAAGCCTTCACTATGGACCAAACTGCTATTCGTGTCGTAAGTAGAATCGCTGGTAATGTAGTTCTTGGAGCTGCATGTCGTTGTTTGAACGGTATCTAATAAAAATTTAGATTAAAATATTATGGCGGGGGTATGAAATCCCTTTCTACCCCAATGCCATGATAATAAAAGAATAAATATATGATAAAGATTGTATTATTACAAGAATATCAAAGTCACGGAAAAGGAGATATTATCTCTGTAAGTAGTAATGTCGCATCCGATTTAATTAAAGACGGTATTGGGCGTGAATCTAATAACCGTGATTTTTTAGTAAAACCAGAATTTGGTGCTTCTAAAGCTATTGATAGTAAAAAGTTACATAAGAGTAGAAGACGTAGATAAATTTAATGGAAGGAGGCATATGAAACGTTTAACATTGGACATTGAAACAGCTCCAAATATAGGATTCTTCTGGCGCCCTGGTTATGATTTAGAGATAGGACATAATTTCATAATTAAGGAGAGAGCAATAATCACCATATGTTATAAATGGGAGGGTAAAAAAGTTCAACATCTAGTTTGGGATAAAAATCAAGATGATGAGAAGATGCTTAAACAATTTATTGGAATATTAAATGAAGCAGATGAAATTGTAGCACATAATGGAGATAGATTTGATCTACCTTGGATAAGAGGAAGAGCAATAAAGTTTGGTATAAGTGTACCACCAACACTTATCACAGTAGACACCTGTAAATTAGCACGTAGTTTATTTAATCTGAATTCTAATAAATTAGATTATTTAGCTAGATATTTAAAGGTAGGAGGTAAAATAGATACTGGTGGATTTCAATTATGGAAAGATATTATTCTAAATAAAGATCCGAAAGCTTTATCTAAAATGGTTAGATATTGTGAGAATGATGTGATTATTCTAGAAAAAGTTTTCAAAAAGATGAAGCCTTATATTAAATCAAAGATAAGTATTTCAGCTGATAGGAAAATATGTCCAGAATGTGGAGGAAAGATGCATATAAATAAACATGTGATAAGAGCTTCTGGAGCTAAAATGACGCAATTAAAATGTACTGAATGTGGTAAATATAATCAGATACCAACTTCAATGTTAAATAAAAAATAAATGGGTCAAAATTCAAATAAACCACTTAAAAAGTTATTCGATAGTTTACCAGGAGGTAAATTTATTTTAGTAGATCTACGTGGTAACGTTGCTAAAATAGATCCATCTACTAATACATTACAAACTATAGAATATGAGCATCATGAAATTCATGCCGGAAGTTCTTTTACTTGTCATTATGAGCAAGATGTATCAGATACAGATGACAGAACTATAATAGCATTTAAAACTCCGAATACTACAAAATATCTGCATATTACAATGGCTGCTTCTGCAACAGCTTTAGCTCGTGCAATAATAACTGAAGCACCTACAATCACTGATAATGAGGGAGATACACTTGCTGTAATCAATAGACGTAGAGTTGGAACACCTACAGCTTCAACAATAATTAATACAAGTCCGGCCACAGACGTTGCAGGTTCTGCTATGTATTTTTCAGAAGCCAATATGGCTGAGGTTACTCTTGGAACTGAATTAGCGAGTATTCCATTAGGTGCAGCTACAAGTCCAGTTAAATCGGTTGGTGGATTAGCTAGAGCACAACAAGAATTTATATTAAAGCCAAATACTTTATATGCATTTGAAGTAATAAGTTTGGATGATAGCGATAATACTCATTGGATAGAGCTTGATTGGTACGAACATGGAGAATAATTAAATAAAGTAACGAATTATGTTATCAATAATAATCCCATCAAAAACAGAAAGATTTTTAGATAATACAATTAAAGATGTATTAGAAAAAGCAACTGGAGATATAGAAGTTTTTGCTATTTTAGATGGTTATCTTGTAGATAAAATAGAAGATCCGAGATTAAAATATATAGTTTTACCAAAATCAAGAGCAGCTCAAAAAAGACAAGGAATAAACTTAGCTGTAGAACAGGCTAAAGGAGAATATATAATGGCACTTGATGCTCATTGTATGATGGCAAAAGGTTTTGATGAACAACTAATAAAAGATCATCAGCCTGATTGGGTACAGATTCCTAGAAGACATAGACTTGATGCTGAGAATTGGTGTCTACAAAAACAATCAGATAATAGACCACCTATAGATTATGAAACTGTTATGTATCCAGGTAAATTTGACCCTCTTGCTTTTCACGGATTTAAGTGGAATGAACGAACAAAAGAAAGATGGGATATACCTATAGATGAAACTATGACAATGCAAGCAAGTTGTTGGTTCATGACTAAAGAATGGTATAGAAAAAATAATTTTATGCAAGTCGAAGGTTTTACTGGTTGGGGACAAGAAGCTGAATCTATCTGTTTTAAGACTTGGTTGAGAGGTGGAAAGGTGATGACAAATAAAAACACCTGGTACGCACATCTGCATAAAGGAAAGAAGTATGGAAGAATGTATTTTATGAGTAGAGCAGAGAATAGAAGAAGTTATATATATTCATTTGATTATTTTATGAATAATAAAGACCCTTATGCTATTCATACTTTTAAATGGTTAATTCAGAAATTCAACCCACCGGGTTGGCCAGAAGACTGGGAAAAACGTTTAAATTATAAAGAATAAGTAAAAAATTATGGACACAAAACAATTCATATTAGATAGATATGGTTTAGATGAAAATAGTAAAATGCCATTAGATATACCTCATAGTAGATGGAAAGAGATGACACCATTATTTAAAGATCTAGGTTTTAAAGTTGGTGTTGAAGTTGGTGTGTTTAGGGGTCAGTTTTTAAAAAATTTATGTAATGGTGGATTTAAAATGTATGGTATAGATCCATGGGAAGATTATGATACTTATAATGATTATAAAGGTGGAGATTTTAATGAATTTGAAAAAGAAGCAAGGGAAAGAGCAGAAGGTTATGATTGTAAGATAATTAAGAAGTGGAGTATGGATGCAGTAAATGATTTTGAAGATGAATCACTAGACTTCATTTTTATAGATGGTAATCATTCATTAGAATATATTATAGAAGACATATCTAAATGGTCAAAGAAAGTTCGTAAGGGTGGAATTATTGCAGGACATGATTATTTTAGAAGACATACAGATAAAGCAATAGATGTAAAAGATGCAGTTAATGTTTGGGTATATTGTAAAAAGATAAGTCCTCTATTTGTATTTAAAGGAGATAAATGCCCTTCATGGATGTTTATCAAAGAATAGTATGAAAAATATTTCCTTTTTTGCAATATTTAATAAGAAGAGGGGAAGCTCACTTATTAGAGGTAAGCAAATTTCTG